GCATACAAGACGCAGATACCTACACCAACACGATGGAAGTCCCGTTTAGGTTTTATCCATGTTTGACGGCGGGTCTAGCTTATTACCTATCTTTAAAGCTTGCGCCCGACAGGACCACTTTGTTAAAAACTCTGTATGAAGAAGAGTTTATTGTTGCGGCTACAGAAGATAGAGACAGGGCGTCTTTTACTATCCAACCTGGCATTTCTTATGCGAGGCCAAACTAATGGCTAAATTTGCTCAAGGAAAATTTGCTTTGGGCGTCTCAGATCGTTCGGGATTTGTGTATCGTTTAAACGATATGCGAAAAGAATGGACGGGTTCTTTGGTGGGTCCAGACGAATGGGAAAAAAAACAACCTCAGTTAGATCCAAGAAGGCATGTTTCTGACCCACAAGCTTTAAAAGATCCTCGTCCTACTACACCAATGGTCCTCTCGATTTATGTTGGGGTCCCTAATGTAGAAGATGGCGGCAACTTTAGGCCAATGAATGTTTTTGGACAAGTGGGAACAGTTACGGTGGTTACAACATGACAAGCAGAGTGAACGTGGGGGCGGGTAGCCCTATAAAAATGAACCAAGGCGGTGGTGTAAATAAGTCTCGTGTAAACGAAGCGGGTAACTACACTAAGCCTACTATGCGTAAAAGAATGTTTAATTCTATAAAAGCAGGGACAAAAGGCGGTAAAGCGGGTCAATGGTCCGCTAGAAAAGCGCAAATGCTTGCCAAAAGATATAAGGACAGTGGCGGAGGCTATACCTAATGGCATTAAAAGCTCCACAAAAGTCTTTAAAAAAGTGGACAAAGCAAAAATGGACTACCAAATCGGGTAAGCCTAGCGCAAAAACAGGGGAAAGATACCTGCCTAAAAGTGCAATAAAGTCGCTGTCTGCGGGGGAATATGCCGCAACGACTAGGAAAAAAAGGAAGGACACTAAAGCAGGGAAACAATTTTCGTCGCAACCTAAAAAGGTGGCAAAGAAAACAAAGAGATTTAGGTAATGGCATTTACTTACGCACAGCTTAAAACAGCATTGCAAGATTACACGCAAAACTCGGAAACGTCTTTTGTTACTAATTTACCCATTTTTATTCGCGCTGCTGAAGAACGCATTCTAAAAAACGTGCAACTAAGCTTGTTCCGTAAAAACTCCGCTGGAAACGTTACGCAAGGTGATGAGTACCTTACGATGCCTACGGACTTTCTTGCTCCGTTTTCATTGTCGTACACCGATGGGACCACTAACGAAAAAACATTTTTAGAGTTTAAAGATGTGAATTTTTTGCAATCGTTTACGCCGGACAGGTCTACCCAAGGCGATCCTCGTTTTTACTCTATTTTTGATGTTGATGCTTTTCTTATAGCTCCTACGCCAAACGCTAGTTCTGTTGTAGAGTTACATTATTATTATCGTCCAACCAGTTTAACCGCTGGTTCAGAAAACGGAACTACTTGGTTAAGTATTAACGCTGAACTTACGCTGCTTTACGGCAGTTTGATAGAAGCTTATATTTACATGAAAGGTGACCCGCAGCTAATGCAGGATTATGAAAAACGTTTTGCAGAGGCTATTATTGCATTGAAGCAGTTTGGTGAAGCTAAACAGGTCACTGATGAATATCGAGAAGGTATGGTTATGCGAGAAAGAACATGATGACACCCCAATTAGGTATATCTAACGATTTTAAAGTAGAAGTTGCAACAACCCAAAACAGGGGGTTTACTCCTGAAGAAATAGCAAGTCGTTGTGTAGATCGTATTATTAGTATTTCAGATCAAGCTAATCCGGTTTTGCAACAACAAGCTCACGCTTTTAAAGATAACATGGAAGAGGTTATTGCCGATTATATGCGTCAAGCCATTTCCAGTGATAGAACCACCGTCTATAATGCTTTATTAGATGCGGGCCAACCAAAACTAGCTGAATTAATTAGGAGATTATGACATGGCATTTTCTGGAAACTATATGTGTACTAGCTTTAAGCAGGAGCTACTACAAGGCGTTCACAACTTAACTAACGGTTCGGGCAACAGTTTTAAAATGGCCCTGTATACAAACAGTGCGTCTTTTAACGCTGCTACCACTGCTTACACCACTTCTAACGAAGTGACGGGTACAGGCTATGTGGCTGGCGGTAACGTGCTTACTAATGTAACCCCGACTAACAGCGGTACCACTGCTTTTGCAGAGTTTGGAGATCGTAACTGGCCGACCTCTACTATTACTGCGCGTGGTGCATTAATTTATAACGACACTGCATCAGGTGATCCTACACTACTTGTTTTAGACTTTGGATCAGACAAGTCGTCAAGTTCTGGTGATTTTTCGGTAGTTATGCCTACTTACAATGCAACATCGGCGTTGATTAGGATTGCGTAGTGACCGACCAGACTGTACGCCTCGATGGTTGGGGGACGGATACATGGAGTTCTAGCTCGTGGGGCAACACTAGCTCGGGCCAACAGGCTGCGGGTTCGGTCGGAGCGGTTTCGATTAATGGACAAGCGTCTGTTACGCTGGTGGGAGTTGCCGCCACAACCGCCGTAGGTAGCCTTAGTGTTAACATTGTCTTCAATGAAACAGTAGTAGCGGGAAGTTCGGTTGGAACGACAGGGGTAGGTCAAGTAGGATTCCCTGTAACGGTTAAATTAGAAGGATGGGGAATTGGCGCGTGGGGTAACTCTGGTTGGGGTAACTCTAACGCAGGAAGTCAAGCCACAGGTAGCGTAGGAACGGCTTTAGCGGTCACTACAGGAACAGTTACCGCAGGAAGCTTGTTAGCCACAGGCAGTGTGGGTGGCGTTACGGTAAACAGTGACGCTAATATTGTCCTAGTTGGGGTAGCAGCTACCGGAGGGGTTGGTCAGGTTATACCGAGTATACCTGCGGCCTTTACAGTAACAGGGGTAAGTGCCACTGGTGCTGTAGGTCAAGTTGACGTAGAGGTTAACATTAGTACCACTCTTACAGGGGTGCAAGCAGTAGGACAAGTTTCGGGTATCCAGATGTGGATAGAAATACAACCTTCTCAAGATCCTAATTGGACAGAGATAGCAGCGTAATAAACGAGGTTAAAAATGGCGACTTATGTAAATAATTTGAGATTAAAAGAAATCGCCACGGGCGACGAAAGTGGTACGTGGGGAACCAGCACCAATACCAACTTAGAGTTGATTACGGATGCTATGGGTTATGGCGCGAAAGCAATGTCTGCCGATCAAAACGAAACGTTTACTATGTCGGACGGGGGCGCAGACACCTTACGTGCTATGTACCTTAAAATTACTTCCGGTACAAACTTAACGTCAGCTAGAACAATTACATTGGCTCCAAACACTGTTAGTAAAATGTGGTGGATAGAAAACGCTACTAGTGGTGGTCAAAGCATTATTATTAAACAAGGCTCTGGCGCACAAATTACAATTCCCACTAACAACACCAAAATTCTTTATACCGACGGAGCCGGTGCAGGGGCTGCCGTCTATGATTCGCTTGCCACAGTGGACGTTGGCGACGGTACTGTAACTTCTGTTGGCGGTACAGGATCGGTCAACGGAATTACTTTATCGGGCACGGTTACAAGTTCAGGTAACTTAACGCTTGGTGGAGCTTTAGCTAACGTTAACTTGACCTCTCAGGTAACAGCCACGCTTCCGGTAGCTAACGGCGGTACAGGTGTTGCTACGATAGCCGCTAACAACGTAATACTAGGCAGTGGCACTAACGCTGTGACAACCGTTGCGCCAGGGACATCAGGTAACGTCCTAAAGTCTAACGGAAGCACATGGACATCAGCCGCAGAAGCTGCTGGTTATCCTGCTCCAACGTTAACTAGTACTAGCACTACGGCTACTTCTGCTTCGTTTATAGTTGCTACGGCAGGATCAATAACAATTACGTTGCCTTCTAGTCCAAGCGCAGGTGATTATGTAGTCATCAAGGACGGCACAGGTGCAGCAGCGACAACTAATTTTTTGGTTGCGCGTAACGGCTCTAACATAGCCAGTTCAGCTACTGACCTTACCTTCGATAAGAATTTTGCCGAAATCGTGATGACCTACATCAATGGGACGATTGGCTGGAGTGTGTAAATGTCTACTCTTTCAGAGCTTATACCATCTGGGGGAACCCAGAATAATATAGAGTTTGTCGCTCAAGGAACGTTGGCTAACGGTCAGACTGTTGCTCTACGCAGTGATGGTAAGGTTGAGGCTGTTAGCGGTGGTTTATTAGGTTCTCCCGTAACAGGGGCGGAGGCTGCGGTTGCATCACTTAGCATTCAGCAACGTCCAGTAATAGGATACCATTTAGCATCAAAAAAGGTTGTTGTTTTTTGGTCAGGAACAAGTAATTATCTTTACGCCAGCGTTGGCACTGTTTCAGGCACGACCTTAACGTACTCTACTCCCCAAGTAATTACTAGTTCGCATAGAGTGCCAGCTAATGTGATTTATGATCCTGACCAAGAAGTTTTAATTATATTAGCCAGAGACAACAATACTTCAGGTTACTTTCAAGCTTTTTCTGTAAGTTCGGACGGCACTTTAACTAACGGAAGTGAAGTTTATTATACTAGTTACGGTATGTATATTGGCGGTTTTTCATACGACACTGCCGCTAATAAAACAGTTTGGGTTTTTGGTGGTTCTGGTAGTGGTGCAGACGGTTATGGTTTTGCTGTAAGTATGACTTGTTCTGGGACTACGCTTACGGTAAATACTAGCTCAACGCACACTTTTGCTTCTCATAACACTGGGTTATCCACAGTAAGTTATGATCCTGTTGCCGATAAACATATTATTTTTTACGGAGATGACTCTAATGGAACATATAAAACTAATGCGTTAACGGTAAGTGGTAATGGGTTTACTAGTGGAACCGCAATTACCACAACAGGTTTTAAAGGCGAAAGCACCTCTTATGCTTTTACTTATGATTCAGTTGCTAAGAAACATATACTTTTTGTTTATGATGGCGATTCGCCTAAAAGTTCTAGCGCAGTTGCCTTTAACATTAGTGGTAGCACCATAACTTACGGAAGTCCTTTAGAATATAGAACCAGCGATGCTAGATATGCTGTGGGTGTCTATGATACTGGGGCAGATAGAGTTATTGCAGTTTCAGTAACTTCTGGCGGTGCGGCGTATTGGTATATACTGACGGTCGATAACCTAACCTTAACTGCGGCAACTGGAGGCACTATTGCAACATCAGGTGTTTCGATTAGCGCAGGGACAGAAGGTCTTTTTTTAGCATATGATTCGACAACAGGAACCGTTATAACAAGCTACAACGGGGCAAGCAACGGCCCTGTTTCAAGGGTTT